TTGGAGATAATGCATCTAATTGTTTTTGTATTTCAGGTGGTATGCTCTTTGGCATAGGAATTACTTTACCTGTGTTATCATCTTTGCCATCTTTGTTTGCATCAACTGCACCCATTGGTTGTCCAGTAGCATCGTCTTTACCGTCTTTGTTTTTATCAACTTGCGGAGCAGCAGGTTTCCCTGCAACGTTTGTACCAGGGGCAGCGCCAGCTGCGGGCGCACTAGGTTGTGCAGGTGCAGTACTAGCACCTTTGCCAGGATCACCGTCTGCTTTAGCAGCATCTTGGGCTGCTGTCATAATAGCTTGATCAATTTGTTTAGGAGTCATTATACCTTGTACGCCTTTAAGGTGCATATTAGGATAACCTTTTGATTTTAGAAATGCTGCAAGTTGCGGTCCTTGCATTTGTTTTATGTTAATGCCTGCTTTGCCTGCATAGCCACGTAATGCTACTTTTAATTGGTTTGCTTCGTCGCCAACTTCTGCCTTACCAGTTAGTTCTGCTGCTTTTCCTTTAGCACCAACTGCTCCAGCTACCTTTGCTCCTATCTTACGACCTATTTGACCTAACATACCAGCAGGAGCTTCGTTTGCTATACTTTCACGTGGCGGATTGTAATGCCAATCGTAATTTCCATAACCTCTATACGATCCTTTTGTATAGCCAGCTAATTCCATAGCTTCATCTGAATCTATACCCTTTTCTTCTGACCACTTCATAATGTAATATGATCTTTGACTATCACTTACACCTGCAAATTTTTTCACTACATCTGGATCAGCTTTTGTTTCTGACACTATTATATCTTGTACACGCATTATCTGATTTATCCTCTAAAGAATGTTTTATTAAGTGTATTTAGTATATCTACTTCGTAGATATAAGTTTTCGTTAACACTCAAACTGTTTACTTCGTATTTAATTATGTGTGATAGAAGTAATAGATATGAATTAAAGCATTATTACGAAGTAATAATGTAATTGCTTCACGTAGATTGTTTCAGTCAGACGGAACCTAATCGCTGGTTCCATCTAATCTTGAGCTTCACGTGAGTCCGTCACAGCCGAGACATTGGAAGTAGGTAATTGTTTATACACAAAGTACAATGGGCTCTGACCTTTCCCAACCTACGTCGACATATGTAACATAAAGAGTACATTAACTAGGTTAATGCTATCTATATAATACATTACCTCTCGCTTCGTTCCTATTGCTAAAGAGTTTTTATGTACTGTGTTTGTGTTTTTCGACTGCCAACATTCAATCTATATCAACTGGTGAGCCCAATTTGTTTGGTGGCTTCCACACTCTGGTGTGTTAATCAATATGTACGTGTGCTTCTATACGAGAGCTTTTTCCACAGCGGTATTTCTAGTCTGGCCCGCCAACCTTATGTGTTGGAATGTTTTGCCTGTATGTGATGTTCTAGCAATGCCTGTTTTAGTTTGTCTGAGCCGCCTACTCTAACATTAATGATACCATTATAGTAGTCATCTGTTTCAAGTACTCGCCTATCAAACTGTTCTCGTGCCTCTATGTAGGACATTTCGCCCCTACCTTTACATAGGTATAATATTTCTCTTGTGAATTTGTCTTCGCCTAGTTCAGCAACATCTGCGTTTAGCCTATCACTAGATCCCCAGTAAGTTCGCCAGTCGCTTTCTTTGGTGCCTCGTCTTTTATTTTTTTTGCCTTTTAGAGGTGGCTTAGTAGTTTTAAATTTTGCTAGTTTCTTGCCTATGTATTTTTGATCTGTAGTGGTATTGGTAATAAGATAGACAAAACCTTCGTATTCGTCTGGTATGTTATCTATCTCTTTGCCTTGATAAGTCCACTTCATAGTGATACTTATTATTTGCCTTTACGTTTTGCCTCTTTCTTGATTTGATACGTGTCGTGTATCTCATCCATACGTTCTTTTGCAAGTTTTCGAATTTCTCGTAACCAACGCCTACTGGCAGCGTGTGTTCTATGACTCTTGCGAGACTCAAACGATTCGTTAGACTTGAAATATTCTATATACGCCTTTGTTAACTTATCGTGTGTGTCGTCGTCTATCATTCTACAATATCAATATCATTTTCGTAACTTGTAAACCCGTTTTCTTTAATAACTTTCATAACATAGTTAACACGACCTACAAGTTCGTCTTTGTGTGAGATAAGATAAACATTCTTGTCACCTTCTCTTCCCATCTTTTTAAGAACACTTAGCGCATTTTCAACACCAGCAGTGTCCATACCGCTGTCAATAAGTTCATCAATGAACATTAAATTAATTTTTTGATACAAACTTTCCCAAACATCACGGAATGCAAAGCTCATACCAAGTATAAGTCTATTACGTTCACCTCTACTCAAGTTATCAAAGTCTAATTCTTGTCCTAATTGGGTAATTTCAACAGCAAGGTCGTTTTGAAATACAACTTGATGCGGCAAACCTAACTTATCAAGATAATATGTAAGCCTGTTGTTCAAGTATGCTAAGTTTTGATCAATAATTTTTTTACGAATAAAACTATCTTTGTTTGTAAGCAGTTTCATTAGAAACTCTTGGTGCTCTTTATATTCAGTAAGCGAATTAACAGAACTCCAGTCAATATCTTGCATTGCAGTTGCAGTTAACTCGTCGATTTGTGTTTGATACGGGTCAGTTTCGTCTTTCTTATTAGTAAGTGCTTGTTTTAAACTGTCAACATTCTGTCTATGATCGTATGCTTCTTTCGCAGTTTCATAAAATACACTAGGCTTACCGTTAATATCGCCGATATCTTCAAGACCTTTTAATACATCATTTACTTTAGTTTCAATTTCTGCTTGATATGTTGTAGCATCTGTAAGCTCTTTAGATTTGCGCTCTGCAATCTCAGCTTTTTTATCTGCGTGAAGCTCTTGACCGCAAGTATAACACGTAGCATCTTCTAAATCAGCAATATCTTTTTGTGCCTTTTCAACACTCTTAGTAGCACGTACTAATGCCGGCTCAAGTGTGCTTAATTCTTTTTTAAGAGCAGAAATAGCGTTATTGTGCTGTGTCCAGTTAGATAATTTTTCGTGAGCTTCTAACTCTGCATCGATATCTAACTTTTCTAATTCAGCAATGCCTAATTGTAATTTTGTACAGTCTTGATCTTTCTTAGATAGCCAAGCACGTTGTGTGCTACTTAAACTATCAATAGTTGTTTGAATTTTTTCGTTTGCACTTTGAATAGCATTAATTTTTAATGTTTCTTCGGTAATAGCATCTTTAGTTTGTTTAGTTTGATCTTTAAGATGATCAGCTTTTTCACTAAGAATAGTAATACCAAGCAACTGTTCAATAATTGCACGTTGATCGTTTTGCCTCATACTTAAAAACGGTTCAGTATATGTGTTTAGTGCAACAATATGTTTGAACATATCGTGACTCATATCTAATAGGTCGTTAATAAATTCTTGTGTTTTACGACTATCACCTTGTGATTCGTCTGTTAAATCTTGTTCTTGTTCATCTACAAAGAATTTTAATAAATTAGGTCCACGACCGCGCTCAATCCTGTAATCTACATTATTTTTTTCAAAATGTAGTGTAACTAACATACCTTTACTATTGGTTTTATTAATTAAGTTGTTAGCTCTAATATTTGTGAGTGCCTTTCCGTATAATGCATAGCTTAGTGCATTAATAATAGTAGTTTTACCAGTACCATTACGACTTCCGCTGTCGTCACCACCTTGATCAAGGTTTTCACCGAGTACAAGTGTAAGTTGTTCTCGATTAAAGTCTACGGCCTGAGTTTGATTACCTACACTCATAAAGTTTCGTACTGTGAGGTCTTTAATTTTTATCATAGTTCGTTGTAAATGTCCATTAGCATCTTTTTGTCAAAGTTGTCTGAGTCGATTGCAGCTATTTCGCCAGCAACAATTTGATCGACACTTTCAAACTGTTGTATATCTAGTTGTGTGCTAATTTCTTCTAGTTGTTTTTGTGGAATTAAACTAATTTCACGACATTTATATTGATTAATAAATGTTTCTTTAATAAAACTTGCTTCTTCGTAGCTAATTGGCAAATCTAAGTTAACTCGCAAGTACATATTAGGTTTAATAAAAGAATCAGCTTCGTCTATTAGTTTACTAAGTTTAATTGTGCGGTATTTAGGACAATTTGGCCAATTAAGATACTCGGGCTCTTTGTTATTTTCTCGATCAAGTATCATCATACCTCTATCATCGTCCCAAGCATCGGCATAATTATGAGGAAATGCATTACCTATGTAATGTACAACACCTTGCTGTTGACGTTTGTGAAAATGACCACTGAATACATATGATTGGTTAGCAAAATCTTCTGCTCTAAGCTCTCCGTGGTCAGGCATCTGTACCATAGCGTTCATATAAAAACTAGGTAATTCAAAATGACCAAACACATATTTGCTTTTTAATTTTCTAAGTTTTTTCCATTCATCACCTACAAGCCACGGCACAATAGTTACATCTTCAATTGTAGTAATTTCGTCTACAAATGTAATGCCTGGAATATGTTTTGCAAATGCTGTTGAATTTACATCTCTTTTGTCTTTATAATATAAATCGTGATTCCCGTCAAAAAAGAAAAACTGATCAAATGCTTTACCTAGTTTCTCCATACTACGAATTGTTGCATCCATAGTAGTAAGGTTAAGCGAATTTCTGTTGTGATGCCAATCTCCGCAGAAGATACCAGTTTCGCAACCGTTAGCTTTTGCTTGTTCAATATACCAATCTATGTAGTCTTCACAGTCTTGGTTATGTACTTTTGAATTGCCTTTTAATCCAAAGTGGATGTCTGTAAAGACGGCTGCTTTCTTAAACAAATTAAGTTCTCCATAATATACAATAATATAATACTATCTTTATATCTTAAAGTCAAGTGTTTTTTGCGGCTTTTTCGGCTTGTTCTCTTTTCATAGCGGCATCCCATTCAGCATTATGCTGCCTAGTGTAACTAGGATTCATATCATTCATTTCGAGTATGTCGTCTCTAATGTTTTGATTTCGTTTTTCGAGGTTAATAACTCTGACAAAGGAATTGGTAACGGCGGCTGTGTAATAAGCGAATGGATTGTTGGACTTTGATTCATCAAACTGTAGACCAATTTGTGATAATTGTAAGATTGCCTGTCCTCGCATTTCGTCATTGTATGTATATCCACGTACATTTCCCCTTGTTGCATACCTTTCACATAATTTAATCCACATTCGAGCAAGCTCGTCTGTTGCTTTAGCGTGTTTCATACTAAAGTTTCCGTTTTCCATACCACCTTCCCAGTGACTTTTTCCAACTAACACTAGTTCACCGTCGTCGTTGAATTTGTAATGTACAAATGGTGGAAAATTTAACTTAACTTTTGTGTCTGCTATTGTTTTAGGATTTTTCTTACGACCGGGTTCTTCTGGAATGTGATCAAATGTCATAATTCTAAAAATTAGTTCTTCTTTTGTAATTTTTTTGTAATCAACTTCACACTCGGCTTGTTTAACCTTTTCACCTGCTAATTTACGTGCTTCAAAATCAGCTAGTGTTAGTCTTTTTGCTTTGTTTCTTTTAGCTTCTGCAATGGTTCTTATGTTAATTTTATCAATATCTAATAAAATTATGTCATATTGATTATATTCGGGCTCAATATAACTACAAAAGTTAGTTTTTGATTTGTGTATCTCTTTTAACATATCTTTATTATTAAGATAATTTACTCTACGCATATATTTCTCCAGGTTATTACTCTATTATAAACTACATACTTAATTCTGTCAACTAAATACTTATAGGAGATTACCAAAATGGCATTAAAGAAAATAATACAATCAAACGTAGAAAACCTCCAAAGCTCTGTTGAAAATACGGCTAAGAGTTTAGGAAATAAACTTGCTAACTCTGCACTTGACTCTATAGGCCCAGCTGGCGGCTTATTAAAAGCACTACTAAATGGCCCTAGTTCAATGCCTGCACTAAAAACACAGACAGTTGCTAGAGAGCCTAGTGGTAGTAACGACTGGCGTGTCAAATTAAGTTTGCCGCCGGGCTTTGTTGGAAAAGATGCTGGTACAATTTTTGATCCTTTAATAGAAACTAATGGATTAGTTTTCCCTTATACTCCTACAATATTAGTTCAACATACTGCTAACTATGATGCATTGCAGCCTGTACATAGTAATTATCCCTTTCCGCAATACCAAAACAGCCAAATTGAAGATATTGTTATTACTGGAGACTTTTTCTGCGAAAATGCAAAAGACGCACAGTATTGGACAGCAATGGTACACTACTTAAGAAGTATAACAAAAATGAATTACGGAACAGACGATAATTCTGGATCACCTCCGCCCCTTGTAAAATTATCTGGTTACGGAGACTTTGTATTTCCAAAAGTTCCTGTTGCAATTAGAAACTTTACTGTTGACTTGCCTGCAGATGTTGATTATATTAAAACAAAAATTGAAGGTGATGTAGGGGTTGATGTTACAACTAGCGATCCAGGTACTGGCGATTTAGTTGGATGGGCACCGGCACAAAGTCAAGTTTCTGTTACTGTTACCCCGGTATTCTCAAGAGCAAAAGTATCACAGTTTAGTTTAGGTTCTTTTGTTAAAGGTGATTACTTAGGCAGTGGCGGAAATGGTGGAGGATTTATTTAATGTCATATTCATCGCAAAGTCCCTGGGGAAGAACAAAAGTACAAAATAATCAATACTTAGATGTGTTAACAATTCGTCCAGTGCCTAAACAAGATGACGATGTGTTATATGAAGTACAACCACAGTTTACACATAGACCTGACTTATTAGCTTATTCAGTTTACGGAACATCAAAACTTTGGTGGGTCTTTGCACAACGAAATATGGACATATTAAAAGATCCTGTATTTGACTTAGTTGCTGGTATAAAAATATATTTGCCAAAGCAAGATCAATTACAAAAATTTTTAGGATACTAAAATGGCAATCCCTAGAGCAACAAAAATAGCCCAGCAAAGTCTTGAACGTGCTAAAGGCGTTGGTGATTCTTTATTATCAGATCCGTCTGCGCAAGCTGAAAACTTACTTCGCCAAGGATCTAATGCTCTTAATAGCGGTATTAAAGTTATTGACAGTTTTAAAGATAGTGTTGAAGATGTTTTGACCGGTTCAACAGTTGATGTTGCTAATAAGATAGGTTTGTCAGCACCATCATTTGAACAACAAGCCGAAGTAATAACACAAACAGCACTAAATCCAAATTTAATTTTAGGTTCTACTGATAATGTATTAAAAAAATATGCGTCATATAACTATAACATAACCCTTGCTTGTTTAACTGTTAATGAATTAAATTTTCCTAACACCACATACCGTGTCAAAGCACCTCAAGTAACAGTATTGCGTTCAGGTGGTGGAGCTCCAGGAAAGGCACTAACAGCATACGAAACATCAGATGCACAATTAGAATATTTTATTGATGAGCTAAAGATGAATTCAGTTATGGCTCCGACAACAGCAACTAGAACATCAAATGCTACTACTTTTAGTTTTGTAGTTCACGAACCATACAGTATGGGATTATTTCTACAAACATTAATGATTGCAGCACTAGATGCAGGACACGCTGATTACTTAAAAGCACCGTATGCTCTCATTATTGATTTTAAAGGATTTGATGATAACGGAAACCCGCACAGTGTAGGAGCATTGGGTAGACGAGTATTTCCAATAAAAATTAATAAAATGGATTTTGATGTAAATGCTGGAGGCTCGGCATATAATATTTCAGCACACGCATTTAACGAAAGCGCATTAAGTAATATTGCACAGCATACTAAAAGTGATATAAAAATTAGTGGCGACAGTGTTCTTG